CCTTTCGATGGCCGATTTGGACTCGGTAGCCGACAACGAGCAGGCGACTAACGTCGTTGAAGAAAAACTCGGCGACAACTGGGCTCGTAAGTGCGGTGGTTTCTGGGACCAGCTCCTGCTGCACGGAATTTGTAAGTACAATTTCTGCTACATGATAGTCAGCAGGCGTCATGAGTACCGCGTAAACCGTAACGGCAACAAGGTGTGTGAACAACGCCAAAAGTATATCGTTATCGGTGAGCCGCATAATATCGAGGTTGTAATGTGGCTGTTTGACGTGTTGGCTGGCCAGTTGTACTGCTCGGCTCTGAAACGTTACGAAGAGTACCGCAACGACGATTCGCAGGCGCTGATGCGGGTATTCACGGGTGAAAAGCGGATGCACCGCGGTACGTTCTTGAGGTCGTATCTGGCGGGAGCGGCCAAAGGCGTTCAGGACCGCCTCAAAGAGGAGCGTGACCGCGAACTCCAGGCTCAAGTACAGGTCAACGCGCTGGTGCTTCGTACGGACCAGAAATTGAACGACTACGTGGCTGAGAATTACAAGGACTTACGCTCGTCGCGTCCGGGACATATCGGTAGTGGCTACGCTATGGCGATGGGGCGTGAAGATGGCCGCAAGGTTAATATAACCCGCGGCGGTATCGCTGCTTCGAATACCAACTCTAACCAGATAGCGCAATGAAAATAAACCTCGTATTTGACGGGAATTTCCTGTACCACCTGTCGTTCTCGATATTTTCGACGTACTACCGCAACGAAGACCTATGTGAGGTCTTGGACGACCGCGAAAAGCGCCAGGTTCTGATACGTAAATGCGTGATGAACCTGTGCGCCGCGGTACGGCGATTTGGTGATGACGTAAACCGCGTGGTGGTAGTCATCGACTCCCACTCGTGGCGACGCGAGGTGTACGACGACTACAAGTACGCCCTCACGCGGGTGAAGGAACCGTGGAGCGACGCATTTGTAGAGGTCCTGGGTGAATTTGAAGCGTTATTGCGTAAACGCGGGTTAATCGTTACCCGCGTACCGGGCGCTGAGGGCGACGACCTGATGATGTTGTGGGCTTTCGCGCTGGACGAACTCCCCGATGAAGAAACCGTAATACTCACGGCCGATAGCGATATTCGCCAGTTGATAACGCCAACGGTTTCGGTCTTCAACTACAACTCCAAGTTCATGAAATTCTACGTCTTTCCGGGGAAAGATGGTTTTTGGAACGAACGCTTGGATGCCGACATCCAGGTCCTCACAACCGAGGCGCTGGAGGTCTTGCTGTATAAGGTGTTGATGGGGGATAAGTCGGATAACATCCCCAAGGTACGGCGCGGATTTGGTGATAAGGCGTTCAACCGTTTTATCGACGCGTTGAAAGGGGAACTGAACGGGCGTCTGCCGTCACCGACTGTATTCCAGGGGTACAGTTCTACGAAGATGGCGCTGTGGATTCAATCCAAGTTCGAGAAATTTCTGGGTGCGCCGCTGAGTACCGAAGAAATCGGGCAAATTCTGTTCAACGTCAAGTTGACTTGGCTGTCGCCGTCGGTTTACGACCCACGTCAGGAAGAACTGTTAATAGCGATGGCCGAGGAAATAGCTAACACGAAGGATTCGTACAACTATAAAAAGGCGTACACGCTTGAAGACTTCTACGGAATGTTAATAAAGTGATTAACCAAAGATAAGACGCTATGAAAAAGTGGATGTGGATTCTGATTATCGCGGTGGTCTTGACGATTGCTGCGGTAGTTTACGCCCATGAGGCGAAGATTATCCACACGCTGGTAGCTATCCTCTCGTTTGTGTCGGGAGTGGTGGCTCACTGGGCGTGGGGCAAATACGTGGCCGCTAAGGCCGTTAAACAGGTAAGTGGCGATGGAAAACATTCGTGACATCATCCTCGGTGCTCGGGCTGAACGCCAGGAGCACATGCTGAAAGGATTCGCCCCGGTGGCCGACGAAACCGAGAGCGACAAGGTTGAAAAGGGCGATAACGTCTTCGAGAAGATGGCCGACGCTATCGAGAAGTCGTGTTCCGACGACGCCGAAGAAGCCCCCCAGGCCGAAATCGAAAAGTCGGACATCATGAACGCCATCAGCGGTTACGATTCCAACATCAAGTTCGGTAAACTGGGTAAGGAAATCAAGGCCAAACTCAAGGCCGAGGTCCTTCCGCCGCTTAACGCCAAACTGCAGGTGCTTTCGGCCGAAATCGAGAGTAAACTCCAGGAGTGTGGCGGCGTACCTACTGAAAGCGTTCCCGCGTGGTGGACGGCCGAAATCAAGATGGAGTTGCCGTTCCGTATCTTCAGCTGGCAAGACCGTGATTGCAACCCCGGTCCTCAACTGGCCGGCACGCTTGTCGGCGAGGAAAAAGAGAACCCGGTTACTCCCGAAATGTGCCGTTGCCGCGAGGAGTACAACGAAAAGGTACGCGAATACGCCAATGTGGCTACCGACATCAAGGCGTGTGAAATTCTCGAGACCAATCTTTCCGACAACGAACGCTATCAGCTGTCGCCTCGCCAGCTGACGATGTTCGGGTTTTAGTTTCTTTTTCTGTTTCCATTTTGTAGGTAGTTATGACAGCGGCCCCGATTCGTAAGTGTTTCGGGGCCAAAGTTTTTAACTGTATGAACGCATGGAGATATTTCAAAATAGGTGACATCGTGACAGACCCCGAAGTGTGGGGCCGGACGACTTTTGTAATACGCTCGTTTCACGGCAACGACTACTGCCCATTAATCGCTGCAGAGTCCCTCAAACCGATTCGAGGTAAACGCATAAGAGTAAACCTCGGCGTGCCTGAAACGCGACTTGTAAACGCTCCCAAACGTCCGTTGATGAAGATTACGGATGCTGTGTTACGGCATTTGGTAGGGAAAAGCACGGAGGCGCGGCGTGAATTGTTGATTAGAACTTATCGTAAGCAAAATGGCGAAATTTGATCACTATCCTTGGGCTGATAAATTACCTGACGCCACACTTGACGTCAGTGAGGAACACTATCACGAGTTCTTCCGCACGATGTTTGAGCGCCAAATGATATGGAAGCGACGGTTCCTGGATCAGAAACCGCGTCCGTGGACTGATGATCCTATATTACGCGATTACAAATTCACCAATGTGTATCGTGAACTGGATCGTAATTCGCAGTGGCAGATACGTAATATCTTGCTGGATGACGAATTAACGCTGACGAATCTGGTTTGGAAGATGATGGTGTTCCGGTATTTTAACAACCCTGAAACGTTTGAATATGCTCGTGAAAAGTACGGTTGGGGAGCGGGCGTTCCGGATTATAACCAATACGACGAGGACCGCTTTGCGGAAATGATAACGTCGTACCGTGCCACAGGCAACAACCCCTACACCACAGCCTACCTCATCAATTCGATGGCCACGCCCGGTAAACCGCGTGACTACTGCTACACGCATTTGGTGGTGCCTACGCTTCATCGTCGGTTAGGCGAACTGATGCGGACGGTGTTGACGGCTACCAACCCTGAGCAGATTATCAAGTTCCTTCAGGGGCTACCCTCGTCGGCGACGTTTATCGCTCACGAATTCTATCAAGATTTTACCTACATACCGCGCTATACCTATCGCCGTTTTATGCGCTTCACCCAGGATGACTACACCAACGTGGGGCCTGGTGCGTCGATTGGTTTGCGGTTGGTATTCCCGTCGTTGAAGCGTCAAATTGATGGTATCTATCGCCTGCGTGATGAAGCGCAGGCGGCGTTATCGTCATTTGGCGATTTTCCGTACCTACACTGGCACAAACTGGAATCGGGGTACTACGTTACGCCGTCGGGCGAGATATCGCTCCACCAGGTGGAAATGTGGTTGTGTGAATACCAAAAATATTGGAAAATGAAGATTGGCGAGGGGAAACAACGCTCTACATTTGAGCCGCGAACCTGTAAATTGATAGGCCAATGATAACCTTTCACACACCGTTGGAAACGGGCGATTTTATGGGTATCGACTTTCAGATTTTGGCCGATGACCTTTCCACAAGTGCCGCACGATTAGTAGTCGTCGGCACTTTCATATCGCCCCTGACCACCGAGGAAAAAGCGCGTTTTCAACGCCTCGTTGTCGATATACGCCACGACGGTGAATGGAATGGCTCGTACGACGACCAAACGGATTATTACACGTGGAACGGTCACCAGGTAGCAGTGTGGGGTGACATCCTCCATCAGGCGTTGATAATTCGTAAAACGGCACGGAACGACATTTTGAAACTGTTGTGTTGATACCAATTATAGGTAAACAAATCTCGTAAAAACAACTATGTCCGGTGTAAAAGAAAGATTGGAATCGGTGGAACGCGCCATGCAGGCTTTGACGATACGCAAATCGCTGTTGTTAGAGCGTGCGATGCGCAGCGAGAGCCCGTCTGATATACTCAAGGCCGCTGAAATATTCAACCAGCAATCCAAGCCCGCTAACGTTGCCCCGAAGGCATATCTGATTGACCCCCTGGAGTTCAACTCGTTTTTGGGGTATAAGGATAAGCCGTTTTCGCTTTCGTACGAAACGTTGCGCCGGATGAGCCGTACCCCTATTATCAACTCGATTATCAAGACCCGTAAGAACCAGATAGCCGACTTCGCTGAACCGCAGGCCGACCGCTATTCGACGGGGTTTGTTATTAGACGTAAACCCAAGTTCGGCCAGGAACAGAAGATGGACGCGCAGGACCGCAAAATTGCGTCTTCCATCACCGACTTCATCCTCAACTGTGGCGATACCGCTACGTGGGACGGCGACGAGTTTGACGAATTTATACGTAAGATTGTGGACGACTCGCTAACGTTCGATCAGATGACGTTTGAGTGCATTCGCAACCGCCGCGGCAAACTGGTCCGCTTCCAGGCCGTTGATGCCGCTACATTCCGCCTGGCGGAATCGTATTTCGATGGCGAGTACAACAACCCCTACTTTGAAGGAGCGATGATGGACGACCGCCAGAACTGGGGACCTAAGGTTGATGGCTATTATCCGGCCTACGTCCAGGTGTACCAGACGGCCAAGGTAGCGCAGTTCTACCCATGGGAGTTGTGCTTTGGAATTCGCAATCCGACCACGTCGATTTACGCTAACGGTTACGGAAACTCTGAGTTGGAAGAGTTAATCAACGTTGTGACATCGATGCTTTGGGGCGACGAGTACAACCGCCGCTTCTTCTCACAGGGTTCGGCTCCGAAAGGTCTTCTGCGTATCAAAGGTAACGTGAACGAAGCCTCGCTTCAGCAGTTCAAGCAGCAGTGGCAGGCCATGATATCGGGTGTTATGCAGTCATGGAAGACGCCTGTCGTTGAGGGAGATATCGACTGGGTTGACCTTCAGAAGAACAACCGCGATATGGAGTATAACTCGTGGATGGAATATCTGATCAAAATCGCCTGTGCAGTATTCTGCATTGACCCTACGGAAATTGGCTGGGATATTTCGCGTTCCAATGGCAGTGGCCTAACGTTCGGCGACGGCCAAAAGCAGCGCATGGAGCAGTCGAAGGACAAGGGTCTTTACCCGATGCTGAAATTCATCCAACGTAAGGTTAACAAGTTCATCGTCGAGCAAATCAACCCCGACTTCGAGTTCGTATTCATGGGCCTCAACGGAATGACCATCTCTGAGGAACTGGATATGGACATCAAACGTCTCCAGGCTTTCCAGACCGTGGACGAAATTCGCGAGAAGTGGGACCTCCCGGCTATCGGCGAAGAAAAGGGTGGCGATACTATCGAAAACTCTGTTATACAGCAAGCCATCAGCGCCAAGCAGCAACAACAGCAACAGGCCGCAATGGGCGGTATGGGCGGAGGCAATCCGTTTGAAGAGGCTGCTGGTATGGGGATGGAAGCTGGAGGCCCTGCTGATCAACCCGTGGCTGGCGACGAAGAGGAAGAAGACGATACCGCTCAGCCAGGAAATCCGTTTGACCTTTACGCTGAGGGCGATCAAGAAGAAACTATGAAGGCACGCGAGTCCAATCCTCTCGTAGCTGCATTCGATGAATACTTACAAAAAGCAATACACCATGACGAGTAACGAGAAAAACACCGCGCCCATTGTCCAATTGCTGAGCGATGCTATGCCGAAACCGATTGTTGACGCCTCAGGGGGCGACGTTATCTACCGCGGTTATGCGCCTATTGGCACAGGTCAACAGCAGGCAGGATGGCGCATCGAGCGGGAAACCACTGCTGATGGTATTACCATTACCGAGTATCCTCAGGGGGATATGAGTTATAATTTCGTGTGGGCTGACCGTAAGACCTACGTATATTCACGCTAACAAAGTTCAAAATGGCAACTATTGACGTCGGAACTGTATCAGGTATTTCTATTGGCACGACGCCGCCGTCGAATTCGGCGATTATTTGGTACGACACTACCGACAAACTCCACAAAAGTTACGATGCCTCGCTCGGGCAGTGGGTTCCGATGTCGCAGGCAATCGTGTCTCAGATAAACGATTTTAACGACCTTATCAACAAAGCTAATCTTCCTGGCGGTTTACCTATCGCGGCGTTCTACAACGTCTTGAAACGCGATTCCGATCCGTCATGGAATACTATGGTGTGGGTGGTAGGTCAAACACGTATTCAATACGTTGATAAACAGAACAACATCATCGTCGAAGATCTTGCAGGCCAAGGCACAACCACGCAATACGTTGCTTCGACAAACTATTTCTTCGACAACGTTGTGGCGACTTTCGACCAAAGGACGTCACAGCTCAATTTCGATTTTCAGCAGTTAACAGACAACCCGGCGTTGACCGACGTGTTGTATGGCATGCGGGTTGTTAGTGATAACCCCATGCTGGTTAAACGTAGTGTAAAGTCGTTGCTCTCGACGTCATCCAAGAATTCGTTAGGGTTCGTAAATGGTCTGTTCTTTGACTTCAGTGCGGCGATGAGCGGCGTTATCGTTTCTGAGCAAGCTAACGATACCCAAGTGGTCGGATACAAGCAGTACGTGGTCGATTACGCCGCGATGAATAAGATATTCGAACAGGTTGAGAAAATCGTCACCGATTGGCAGAATGGTTCTCAAACGATAATATTTTCGGCCAAGCTGACCAATGTCGCACCCGTTACGGCCACTATCGCCAATCCACAAGATCTTACCACGGAAGACGACCTAATGGCAGCCCTGAATAAAATTCAGGGTTGGTATAACCGTTTGAAACTGGCTACTGGAATGAGCCTGTCGTCAGGATATGCCGCTGCCGCTGCTGAAAGTCCTATGCCTGCAGCAGGCGATCCTGTTGAACAGGCCATAGCGTTACTTCACCGCGCTATTTTGGACATAGACTTTTCCGAATACGGCGATTCTAACAATATCAAGGTAGGTGGTAAGTCAACCGATTTTCCGCAAATTCCTTACAATACCGCTTTCAACACCGCAGGCAGCGTTTATACAGGTCTGAAAACAATTTGGAGTGTATTGACCAATATCCTTACAGGTGACGACGAAGGTAGTAAGTTGCGGCAATTAGTCGCTACGGATTCTATATACGATCGTAGTATATTGAAACGACATCTGGCTAATGGAATTGTTGGTGGCGCCACAGGATTTACGATTCTCGCTGGTGGAAATGATTACAACCTGGAGTTGGGGGGACGCTATTTCTTCAATATTGATGCGGCCATTGGTTCGCAAAATTGGACTTTGCGGCTTGGTATGCTTAATTCCCCTTCGGCTTTGAAAATGTACACGCGTGAGAGCGTTGGCGGAGCGATTGAAGTAATCATACATTCCAATCCGAGTACTACCCAAAATCTTAAGATTGTTGATGGTACTGGAACGAGGAACTATCAGATGTCTAAGGGGTATTACCATCTTGTGGCGTGGGCAAGCGAATATGTATCGGAAGAAACGCTCAACTTCGAATGCTTCATTTCTGAAGTTACATACATCATATAACATGTGTAAGGTGGTCTATTTAACATCGAAGCGTTTCAACGCTGAAGCACGCCGTTTCGTTCAGGCACTGGCTGAGGAACTGCGACGGCGACATATCGAAGTTGTCGTTGGTAACGCTTATGATGTTTGGAATTATTTTCGGCCGCACCGCACATACGGCATAGCCTTGGCGATTGACTTCTTCGCCGATCGTAAGGACGGTTGCAGTCTAACACTAAACCGGGCTTGTCCGATATTGACACGCGACTTCGCCTACAACTTGTCAAATCACTATGACCTTTTAACACCTCAAATACGTTGGCGGTCGTTCTCATTTGTTGATTCATACGACTCTCAATGGTATCGTTTCTTCAATCGTGTAAGTGCTGAGGTGAAACTCATCATTTATCCCGCTACACTTACAAACGAAGGAGACATGGACGCTTACAAAAGCGCTCAACCGGATATTATAAAAGTGTTTGCCGACGAAATCTTGAGGTGTCTTCGCTCTAATTACGATTCCCATGCGTATGCCTTGGCTGCCAAGGCCGCGCGCATACGTATTAACGAAAGAATGAAACGCAATGGCTGACGGAAATTTCATGACCACCATCTTCCCTGTAATTTCGCTTCTATTCGGGGCGGGCGGTATTGGCTACGCCATTGTGGCGCGTATGTTGGATCGTAAGAAATATGCTCAAGAGGTACGTTATAGCCAGGCTGACGCTGACCTGAAAGGGGAGGAATTCTGGAAAGGGCGCTATGATACCCTGATGGCGGAACTTGATAAGAAAGAATCGTGGTGGAAGGAGCGCTATGATAACCTGTATCAGGAAGTTCAAAACGAACGTAAGTTATCTAACGAAATGATGACGAACTTTCGTAATGAGCTCAACAAGATTCGCGAGGAATACGAGGCGCAACGCCAGGCAGACCGCGATAAATATAACCGCCTAATGGAAGAGTTCCGCGCTCAGGAGCGTGAAGCCAGCCAGGCAGCTGAGGTTTACAAAAAGCGAATCAACGAACTGGAGGCATCAATAATGGCTTATGAAGAAATGATTAAAAGTGGCAAAAGGTCATGAAGACGGCGGCATCCATAATTATCGTTGTAGCGGCCCTAATTTTCGCGTTCTTTCTGGGGCGGAGTAGTTATACCCCTGAACCCCCTAAAGTCGTTGAAAAGTGGCTGACAAAGTATGACACGGTCGAATATCGCGATACGGTTAAGATTCCTGTTCCGCAGATCATCGTCCGCGATACTACGATATACTTACCGGGCGAAATAGATACCGCAGCTTTGCTGGCCGACTATCTGGCACGCAAGGAATACCGCCTTGATTTTTCTAACGATAGTATCGGCGAGTTCCGCGTTGACGCCACTGTCCAGCGCAACGCCATTACAGAGGTTGTGTCACACGTCAAGCCGCTTATTCGCGTTCATGAGGTAGAACGCACGATTATTGATAAACAGATCCCCTTCATACAGGGTTATGCCCAGATAGGTACTTCTTTGGATTTTGGTACGCAAAAGTTTTCCGCTGGGGCCGACTTCCGCCAACGGTTTTTGGTTGGTGCGTCAGCTATAAGAGTTGATGACCAATGGGGCTACACGTTAGATTTTGGCATAAAATTTTAACAACGCTCTTGGCAGTTTGGAGAAATTTAACTACCTTTGTATTGGAAATGAAACTTATAAACCTATAAAATCATGAAAGAAAATATCAACTATGGTGAAGCGCGCCGTCAACAGATTTTGAAAGGGTTTACCAACATAGAAGAGTGCGTTGAGGAAACGCCGATCGAAAAAGCGCGTCACGGTGTTTATGCTGATAACGCTCAAAACCGTCGTCTGCAGCGCGTGGGACAGGAATATGGTCATGCCGCTCAGGAAAAGCCCGAGGCAGGTCAAGAAGGCGGCGGGGGTGTACCCGAGGGGAACGTCAGCCTCCAGAACCATGCACGTCAGGCTTCAGAAGAGGCCCTCGTGAAAGTAGCCAACGACCCGTCGGCCGACGCTGAGATGCGTAAGGTAGCCACGGCTGAGTTGGAGCGTCGTGGCATAAACGTTCGCGCCAAGAATAAGAAAGGCGATACGTCGCTGCGCAATGGGCTGGCTGACGGCGATGCCAAATCTACCTCGACGTTTGAGGGCATGGGCTTCCGTCAGATGGACGACGAGGACCTGGCCCAGTACGCCGGAGTTGAAGACGCCGCTCACGCTTTCATCAAGCAGATTGGCGGTGACGAAGACGGTTTCGACCTGGTAGTTACTAAGACCAGCGAGGGCTACCGCGTGGACAAATACCCCTACGCTGACGTGGACAATTTCGAGTCCGTGACGGTCGAGAAAATCGAGGACGTCGCCGGGGCTGCGTCTAAGTTTGGCGACCCCGATGCTAAGGACGACGGCAAAAAGGGTGGCGACATCAAGTCGTTCTCCAAGGATTTTATCCAGGCGTGGGATGACTACATTTCCGAAGAGTCCGAAGACGGCTTCAATAAGATGAAGTCGGAACTGAAGAAAATGGCCAAGGAACACGGCGAAGACGCCCTTATCTCCAACCTGGCCGACGCCATCCGGAGCGTCGATAGCGAACAGTCGGCTCAGAGTATGCTGGATGACGACGAAATCGCTGAGGAAATCGAGAACATGCTCGATGAGGCAAAGTTCAAACTCTCGAAGAAAGGACAAGCCGCTCTGGACAAGATGCGCGAAGAGGCTAACGCCGATGCCGACGTTGACGACGCTGGTAAGTACGTTAATAGCTTCAACGATATGGCCGAGAACGATACCGACTTCGACACTAAGGGCTTCAAGTCGTTCGTGAAAGAAAAGGGCGACGCCCGCGCTATCAAAGCACTGGCTCGCTACATGCGCGAGAACCCCGTTGATACGGGCGGTGTAGAGTCGGAGCCTGGAGACGGCGACCTCGCTGAAGAAATCGAAAACATGTTCGAGATGGCTGGCGTCAAAATATCGAAGAAAGGCCGCAAGGAACTTGACGCGATGATTGCCAGCGAAGACGCCGAATAATGCCTTACAACGCCAAACATACACATTTTCTTCCGTCACCGTTCCCCACCGTTACTCAGTATGAAGACCGATTTATACGGGAATGGAACGCTAATAACGCCGCAGCGCTTGGTGATGTACTAAAATACATCGCCGACGCTACGGCTGTGGCGGTTAAAGAATTAAAGGAAGATGAAACAAAAGGAACAGATTTGGGCGCTGTCGGCGTCAAAGACTGAAAAGGTTTGGCACGTCGGCACGATAATCGCTGAAAACAGTCAGTTGGAAAAGGAACCGCCGTACCCGGTACGGGTTGTCGTTCGTGTTAAAGACGACAAAGGTAAGGTTAAATACAACATGGGTACGCTACGGCGCATCGCCGACGGTAAGTGTGAGGTAAATTTGTTCCCTAATGGCGCATTGATTACAGCGTCGATTGGAGCCAACGAAGAGGTCCGTCTATGGCCCGATGTCGAGTGGTTTTGGAAGAAGATGTTTGAGGACGACGCCGTTAAGGTTAAGGGCTTAAACGAACTCTCCAAAAATAATACCGTTATTGTAAAGACTGGAAACACCGAGGCAGGTTTCTACTACAGGCTCGGGAAAGTTCTTAAGTCCGATGACGAGAGTGCGGAAATCGAATTAAAGAACGGCCTACGTATGGTCGTCAAACGCGGTCACGAATCGCGAGTAAGATTATGGAAATAGACGAAGTGACAAGAGTCTTTCATGAGGCTAACCGATATCGTAACGACCACCTGTGTAAGGCCATTGGCGGTGATACGCTTGAAAAGGCCCGTTCTAAGAGCGGCCGTTACGCTAATACGGCAAAGAACAGGAGGCTTGGACGTGTCGGCCTGCCTTACAAGAGCACAGGCCGTTTTCCGGAGCCTCATCAACGTCGAAATTCTGAATATCGTCAAAATGATACATACATTCACACATTAACAGTGGGTGATGGTCCTGAAGCGGTTGAAATACAAGAAGACGGTGTTGCTCGTAATGATTTTCACGACAACGAAAAAGTTGGCGAGAACACCAAGAAATATTACGAGAAAGTGAAAAACGGCGATAAGGTTCGTCACGCCGGCAGGGTTCGTACTGTGTACACAACCAAAGAACTCACTGAAAACGGAGTTACTACACAGTTCGTTCAGTTTCTTGGCAGGCCTTCTTACAGTGGCGCACCTCGCGGTACTGGGAAATGGGTTCCTCGAAAAGACGTCGAAAAGTTATGATTTTCAACAACCGTCAAATAGACGACATGGTCGGTATTCTCCGGCGCTGGCAGTATCTGTTTATCGCCAAGCACGTCGGACTGGATTTTCTTACCCAGGCGGAGATTGATATCTTGGTAGCGTCGGGTGTAAACGTCGATAAGTACAAGAACTCGAAAGGTATTTTGGAACACGCTTTTCTGTTTGGTATTTTGGCTGAGGCTATCGGCGATGACCGCGCCAAGAAGATGAACTACAAGCAATTTCTCCAGTTCCTGAAGTCGGGGAATTTTGTATCGCTCACCGAGCAGGAGGAAAACGCGCTCAACTACCTCAAGAACCGCGCCTATACCGACATCACGTCGCTTGGCAACCGTATCGTCACTGGAACACGGAATGCCATCCTCAAATCGAATTTCCGTCAACAATCGGTAATACGTCAGCAAATCAAAGACAAGGCCATTCAAGCCGTTCAACTCCGTAAGGGAGCCCGGTATATAGCCAGCGAACTCGGAAACCTTACCCAAGACTGGGGACGCGATTGGCTGCGTATTGCGTACTACCTCCTGCACGAAGCCTACAACGTGGGCCGTGCCGAAAGTATTTTCAAGCAACACGGTCCTGACGCCAAAGTGTATTTCGACGTCTATCCAGGCGCGTGCGCTAAGTGCCGGGAATTGTACTTAGAAGACCCCGAAGACCCTACCTCGAAACCGAAACTGTTCCGTTTGGCAGACCTTATCGCTAACGGTAACAACATCGGTCGTAAGGTGGCAGAATGGCTCCCTACGATTGACCCGACGCATCCCTACTGCTTCAACAATCCAGCTACAAAGGTGTACACCGTAAATGGTTGGAGAAATATATCTTCCCTGAAGAAAGGGGATATGGTTTTGACTCACCGGGGCAGGTTCAGGCCCGTTACGGAAGTGATTGTTCACGAACATAAGGATGAGCTGTTGTACGATATCTATTATGCCGTCAAAGACCTCATGGGGTGTGGAAAGGTGAAAAAAGTACGACGCATAACAGGAAACCATCCAGTTCTTTCAAACGGCGAATGGCGAGAGGTAGCTTCGTTGAAAACCGGAGATTTGATAACAGTCGAAGGTGTTTGCTGTGAAAAATGCGGTGCGTTTATGCCTATTTACGTTTCAGCCAGCGACACTCTTTTGGAAAAGGGCTTGTGTCTAACTTGTCGCCGGAGTGAATCATGCGCTTCACAATGGCAGGAGCCTGAGTTTCGTTCTTACATGAGTAAGAAAGTCAAGGAAGAGATGGGCATTCGTTATGCTAACATGAGCGACACCGAACGTCATGAATTAACCGCTAACGCAAGGAAAGCCATTGAGGATAAATATCAAGGCCAACGTCCTTGGATGGCTGAAGCGTTGAAGAAAGCAAATTCCGCTAACGGAAAGAAGCGGTCGTTCATTGAACGCAAGTTGGAGCACCTTTGTAAATCACTTGGGGTTGATGTTAAAACAGGAGTGTTCCTGAAAAACAACGGAAAGTTCCGTAACAATGTTGTAGGATATTTTCCCGATTTGTTAATTCCCGACCTAAAGATTGTTTTGGAGGCTGATGGTGAGAATTGGCATAACGACGCTGAATATGATTCTAATCGCGATAAGGACATTTTGGACTGCTACGGCTATGAGACATTCCGCTTCACTGAAGATGAAATAAACAACCATGGCGATATGGTTTATAATCGCCTGAAACGGTTGTTTAAGAATCACCGAGGACAAATAGTATCTCGCGGCGTAAAGGTTGTGTATGTAAAACAGGTTTCCAGGTCAAATAGGTACACCAAGTTGTACAATATTTCAGTTGAAGAAGACGAAAGTTATGTTGCTGACGGGATTGTCGTTCATAATTGCCGTTGTACCGTCAACAGTAAGCCTGATGGCTTTGATTGGGACCCCGCAACCCGCGCTTTCACCAAGCCTATCAAACGCCAGTTTAAGAACCCAAAGTTAAAGAACGTGAAACTTAACATTAAAGTTACCAAATAATGAAAAACAAAATCGTACAAGACCCTCCGTTTACCATGCAGATTGAACCGACGGAGGGGTGTAACCTGGGTTGTTCGTTTTGCGGTCTCCACGGCATGCGCGAAAAAGGCACTAAGCCGTGGAATTTCATGACCGTTGAAACCGCCGAGCGTATCGCTTCAGAGGTAGCCCGCGTAGGGTGGAAATGTAAGTTCGTATTCGCTATGCACGGCGAACCGACGCTCAACCCCGCATTCATCGACATCGTGGCTACGTTCCGTAAACACCTGCCCAAAGCCGTATTTCATATGTACAGCAACGGGTACGGTATGAACCACGCCAAGGATACGTCGGAATATTTAGACCGTCTTTTTGAAGCCGGCATGAATGATATTCTGGTGGACTGCTATACGGCTAAGGGTGACTGGAATTTCGTCGAGAAAATCGACATCGAGAAATACAACGTCGTTACGCTGGAACCGGGTGTTCCGTACTACTACCCCAAGCAGGGCCGCCGTATCTGTCTGTTGCCGCCTATAGCCAAAGACGATACCAACAAGATGACGCGTCGTCTGGCTAACCACTGCGGCGCGGCGTTCCCGCTCGACGACTCGTTCAACAACAAACGATGTACTTTTCCGTTCCGCGAACTGGATGTGCGTTGGAACGGCCAGGTGTGCTTGTGCTGTGACGACTTTCGCGGCGAGTACCCTATCGCCAACGTCCACGACATGCCTATCGAAGACCTCTGGAACCATCCGCGCTTTCATGCTGCCCGCGTGATGCTGTACAACAACGACCGTCGGTTCCGTCCGTGTCAGGGGTGTACACATGTCAGCGTCCGTGTCGGTTTCCTGCCTGATAAGATGGGTAAGAAAACGCTCCCGCCTATCACGCCAGAAATTCGCCGTATGGCTGAGGACGTATCGAAGGACGGCCCCTGCGTCGAGAAGATATACAAACGGCCATGGGAAAAATAAAATACCTCTGTGTCGAGCCACACGCGGGTGATCTCCTGATGAGTGCTTGTCACGTTTTAGTAGCACCCGAATATGACGTTCGGGTGCTTACTGTAGATAGCGACCCAAAGCGCGTTTCAGAGCAGCGGCTTCTGTACAATTTTCTGGGTATAGCCATGGATTGTCTGGACCTGGAGTTAGAAAATGTCCGTTGTAGCGATTTTCAGGCCCATTCCAAGGACTGTAATTATGAGAGCGTCTATACGTACTTACGCGCCAAATTCGGGAATGACGGCCTTAATTTCGCCGAACAAGCGCTTCGCGATCATTTGCGGAAGTTTATGCACCGCAATCCCGGTTATACGTTACTGGCACCTCTCGGTGTGGGACACCCGTTCAACCAGTTTATCCATGATGTGGTGTATAATACGGCGTCTGGCGCGGAATACTATCGCGACTTTCCCTATTCGTACGTACTACGAGGCCGTCGTCAGGTCTGCGTGCAGTGCTATAATAGCGAAAGCCTACTGATGAAACGCCGTGTATCGTGTGATGATATGTTTGACGTTAAGTGGGAGTTGTTCATGAGGTTTTATCCATCGTTAGAAAGTACACTGGACAATTATCAGCGTTTTATAGAACAGAACCCGCCCGAGGAAATTTGGTACGAGGGCGACTTACCATTTTGAGTATGAACTGTCAATTCTTTGTCGTGTCTAAAAACCGCCCTAAATGCGTCACGACTCGATTGTTGAAAAAGGGCGGCGTGGATTACCACATCGTGGTAGAAAAAGAGGATGTTGAAAAATATGTTGAAGCCGGGCATGAGCGCGAACGCCTCATTGTGCTTCCAGCCTCGAATCGTGGCTACAGCTACGTAGTCAATTTCTGCAAGAATACCTACTTGCGCGAGGGGCATCCCGTTGTGGTGATGGATGACGATATCGCCAACTTCTTCTACTCAATTGACGGCGAAGCCAAATGCGGACTGTCGTTGAAAACCCCTGAAGAGTTGGCTGAATTCTTCAACGAATTCGACCGAGAGGTGATGAAAACCGACTTCGAATATGGCACCATGGGCAAAAGTGCTTTTGATTGGAATTGCATCGACGTTAGTCCGCGTTTCAAATACGGCGGTATTCCACACCTTATCGTGTTCAAGGGTCTTCGCACGTTAGAGTTGGACTTTGATGAGCGGTTGGAGTTGAAATGTGATATCGACTATTCGTTAAAATGTATGTATCTCGGCATCGTGTATGCGCGATTCGTACGGTTCTTGCTCCAGAGTAAGATGAACAAGGAAGCTACACAAGGTGGCGGTCTCCAGGATGTGTACGAACGTCGTGAGCGCGTTCAACGTGCGCATGATATCATCTTGAAGCGTTGGCCGCTTAACGCTCGTGTTGATGAAAAGAAGAAGCCGATCAATGGTGTGCCCGAGTTGCGCATTGTATATAAGAAATTTGATATTGACTTTGACGCTGTAGAAGTGTAATTTTCCAAGTATTTATTTGGAAAACTGCACAACGTATGTCAGACACTATTCAAAAAGCAAAGCACAACGTCGGCGACCATCACCCCACCCAGCCGTGGGTGTGGACGGAGTACAAGCCTGGAAAGTTCAACTGGCGTGTCGATAAGAACGCTAAACCCAAGCCCAGCGCCGATACTGGTAAAGAATCGGGCGATTCGGGTCCTGCAACGAGTCTTGAATCGTGGGCCAAGAAGACCAGCGACGATAACCTTTTGAAGGTTGTTAACAACCCTAAAGGCAACGCCCAGTTACGGCATATTGCCTACAACGAGTTGAAATCCCGTAATGCCGATATGTCGCAGGTGGACACCAGCGGAACGTTGTCCACGTTGCTGAAGATGACTACTCAGCAGGACCCCGTTGCGCCCACCGCCACTGGAGCCAAGGTTGACATCAACGACGGCGAGGGCGGTAACGACGATGGCGAAATCGTCGAAGACTGGTTCCTCAACCCTGAGGACCCGCGCATCCAGAAAAAGTTCAATAAACTCCAGAGTCGTCAAGACCGTATCGCTTACGACCGCTTCGTCTATGCGATGAAGAAAAAGGACCCCGATTACGAACCGCCTGTTGAGGTCATGTACGACCTGAACCGTCAGTATCTGGAGTTCCTTGATAACAAGGAGCAGCGGTTCATGATATCGGCTGGTGGCGCAGGTATCGGTAAATCTTACGGTTTCAAGAAAATTGCCGAACTGCTCAACAAGCGTCCGTTCGACGCTGAAACCGACTCTCCGGGTGACGGCGACTATGACTACGTTGAACTCGGCGACATTAACTCCAAGAAGCAACTGCTGGGTGTACTGAAAGCCCACAACGGTAAGATTCTTCTGTTCGACGATACCGATTCCGTTATTACCCGCGCCGACCTGGCTTCTATCATGAAGAAAGCCACCGCCGCTTCAGGTAAGCGCGTGGTCGGTGACCCGGAAGACGTCAAGTCGAATTTCGTATTCACGGGCCGTATCATTATCATGACCAACAAGGACCTCGTGAACCTTTCGAAGAACGAGGACACTAAGGCCATCATTTCGCGCGCTACGCTGACGTCGGAGGTATATCTTACCGTCGATGAAACGATCGAAGTTCTGAAGGATCGTTACGAGGAAATGGATATTCCCCAGCAACCGCACCTCGACGACCCTGAAGAGGATAAAAAGGAACGCAAAGAATTGTTCGATCTTATCGTTAAGAATAAGAACAAAATCGACCCTGCTAAGTTTACCACCCGTACTTTCGGAACCATCTTATCGGAGAAGCGTTCTACTGACCGTTCTAACAGGATGGCCAAGATAGGCGGTGAGTGGACCAACCTCATCGGTGATAAGCAAAAAGAGTGGGAGCGGGCCGCAGTACGTGCACTGACGAAAGGATTCGTGTACGAGGCCATCCAGCCCGTCGAAACTTCTGATGAGATAGCCAAGGCCGAAGCACTGCTCGACTCCGCAGAATCGATCGAAAAGGCCGATTTTACCGAAAAGCAACGTGAGCGTCTTGCTGATAAAAAGGAGGCCCTCCCCGATGGTTCATTCCCGATTCGTAACAAGTCCGACCTGAAGAATGCCATCCGCCTGGCCGGCAACGCAAAGAATCCTGAACGGGCTCGCCGCTGGATTAAACGTCGCGCCAAAACGCTTGGCGCTGAGGATATGATTCCCGACACGTGGAAAGCCCATAACGCGGAATTCGGTACGTTATCCGCCGACGATATGTCGATTGAAAAAGCAGAAACCCTTTTGTTTGGATAGTTTATGGACGAACTGAGAAAAGCGTTGGAAATTTTCGCCCTCCGTAATGCCGAGGGTGCTGTTTCTGACGCCGTATTGGAGAAAGCCTGTGAAGCGTACAAGGCCCGTTCCGAGTTCGTCGATGACTACGAGTACAGCCTGTATGTAACCAAGTCGTTGTACGACCATCTCCACGGCGTTGAACAGGACCCGGACATCGTAAAGGCCATCATGCCTGGTCAGACTAAGGTAGTCAATGGCACGGTCTATATTTGGACGCTTACGCCAAACGCCAAAACTACCTACGACTGGCGTGTGTACAAGAACGCTAACGGCCAGCCCATAGGCGCGGCCGCTAACCAGTCTAAAGCTACGCTGGAAAAGGAAGAACGGGCCGTAAACGAAATGTTCCCTGCCGACCCCTCACAGCTGACCTTTGTACAGAAATTAGGCGGTTCCACGGGAGCCGTTCTGATGAAGGATGCCAAGGGCCGCGAATTTGTCGTCAAGAGTTCAAAGAACACCACTCGCGGTCACGTTGCGGCAGAGTACTACGCCGCGCAGGTGTATAGTCTCTTGGGACTGGACACGCCGGACTATGAGTTGTACGACGATGGTACCGACCTGACGCTTATCTCGAATTACATGCGCGGTATGTCCGAACCCCAGGTTAAGGACTACGACGCCATGGCTAAAGGTTTCGTTGTTGACGCCTTTCTGGCCAACTGGGATATCTATCAGAACGACAACTGTCTGGTAGATGCAGCAGGAAAGGTTTACCGCGTGGATAATGGCGGTGCGTTCGATTACCGGGCGCAAGGAGCCAAAAAACCGTTCAACGACCAAATCGACTGGGACGGCATGGTACGCTACAATCCCAGTATCATAGCCAACCTCAAGCCGCAGGATTTTATTGACCAGATTGATGCGCTTAAAGCCCGTAAAGACGATATCATGGCGTTTTTCGACGCTGGAAAATTAGCGTCGAAGCCTAAGATGCGTGCCATAATCGAGGCCCGATTCAAGGACCTGGACCGCATCCGCGGCATTTATGAGATAGAAGTACGTCGTACCAGCAGACAAGTTGCGCCCCGAACGCTCAAGTCTCCGGCAGATATGTACCGCGACTTCACCGAAGATGAGATCAATGATTTTTGGAATAATCAGCCCGGAGCCGATTATTACCAAAAGTTACAACGTCACAGCGGCCATACGGAGTGGGAACTGCTCTCTACCATTTGTAGCGCTCGTGGCTTTGATGCGCGGCCTGATGTAGTCGACGACGCTACGTTCTTCGCCAAGGCTGCTCAGAATAAGTATCATATGTTCCGGGGAGTGGAACGTAACGGAACGGATAAAAACTACTACGCCGACGACTTCAAGTACAACGACGCTTGTTACTACGGAACTGTTGGTGTGTATGCTGAAGGAATCTATTTCCATGTGAACGATTCGTCTAACGCCGACCGCACTCCATCCGGCTATCAGAAGACTTCGGCTTATCACAACGCTCGCGGTTACGCGGGTAGTGGTGCCATTATCGAGGCAGTTCTCGACGACAGCGCCAAGGTCATAACCGTTAATGACGCTCGTGAAGAGGTCAAGCAACTGTCTGCCGGTAATTCACCTGCTTTCCAAAAGGCAAAAAAAGAACTCGACGACGCCAAGGCCGAATACCAGCGCGTAACCGACGAACTCAACAACCTTACCGACACTACCGAAAAGAAGGTAAAGTCCAATATGCACTGGGACGACGCTTCGTACGTCGATATCCCGTTACAAATCGACCAGATTATCGACTGGGGTGCCATCGACGATGACGGCAACCCGGCATACATGAAGTTTGACGACTTCATGGATAATCACCTAAAAGGCTGGATCAAGGCTAACGGCGGTACTATTACGGCCAAGGGTGGAGGCACCGACGACTACGTCATCAAGATGCCTAACACCAACGAACGGTTCGTCTTTTCGCGCTTTCGGTACGAGAACGACGCTATCAAACGTAAGAACGCATTTGCGCGTCCGTACAACTATCCCGTTCGCCAGCTGAAGGAATGGATCATGCGCGAGCACTTCGGTAAAATTGAAGATGCCGTAAAGAGTGCCATCAACAACTTGGATGACGAAGTGAAACGTTTGCAGGGCGAACAGCGCAAGGCGTATGTCGATTACAAAGACAAGGACAACGCCATGAGCAAGTTGAGCGTAAACGCCGTTGGTGATCCTGATAAGGACATCTATGCTGCCATCTACAAGAACGTTCATAAGGACGGCGAAAAAGAAGCACTGGGCGTATACGCTGCTTTGAAGGGATATGACGCCCTTATTCAGCCTAACGGAAACGGTTCCGGTAACTCGTTCATGATCGTGTTGAATCGCTCTAAAATCATTACTCGTAAATAGTATGAAAAAGGAACCCCAGTACGGAATAGCGCGCCTGCGGACGACTTCGGTCGTTGGCGGTATGGCTTCACCGTACATCAATCGTAAACAACCTTCGGCGTTGATACCCTTCAAGGGTGATCTCCCGATGCTGAACGACATCGACACTATTACGTTCCGCGAAGCTATCTGTGAGACGCTGTCACTCGACGAACTCTCACCAGAGTTTCAGCGCGTGGCCACCGAGGGTTATCGTATTGCCGTCATGGAGGAAGGATTTACCACGTATCTTCGCGAGCGAGCCATAACGCCTGACGACTTTGTAAAATTAAGCAACTCCGAGAAATCGGACTATTTGCTGGATTGGATGAATTTGAACTCATTAGGTTTGGAATCGCTTAAAATCACAATCCGCAATGGCAAAAGTTACGTACAATAATCCCGCGGCGTTCGCCATCAACGACACCGTGAAAGACCTCATCAGTAAGGTGGCTGATGACACCGCCAACCCCGAAGTCGTCATCACCTCAACGCTCCGTACCCCTGAAGTGCAGGCCAAGGCTATGGCCGACAACCTGTATGCTGGTAAACGTATCCGCTACCGTGCGCCGGGTGCAGCCGTTACCAAGGTTTTCGACGATAACTGTAAGAAATTGGCCCGCTCTGAAGTTGAGAAACTCATGGTGGCTGAAATTGAACGCCAGGCCGCTATGGGTCAGCGTGTATCGCTTCACTGCACGACGGAGGAGTTGTACCGCCAATGCAACATCATCGATCTGTCGATTACACGGATGAAAAATCCGCGCGACTTCACTAATGCGTTGGCCAATGAGGAAAAGTGTCGTAAAATTATTACGCCACTGAGCGACGTCAAATACGCCAGCGCCAAGGTATCCGTGGATGTTAACGAACCCGCGTTGCACGTTGAAATTATGGCGTGACAATTATAAGTTTGTGAATTTTAAATAAAAAAAATATATGCCTACTTTTATAGACATGTCGAAGCTGACGAAGCGTTCGACTCTCACTGGAAACGAAGAATTTCAGGTATCGGCTACCGAAAAGGCTACGTCGCAGCAGATTGCCAATCTGTTTAATGCCATGCAGGCCAAACTTACGGGTTTTGCCAATCAGACTACTGGCGTTACCTCGATTACGTCGGCGAGCACTATACTCCAGGCGTTTCAAAACATGTATCGTATAGTTGGCAATGGCGCAGTGAAAATTATTACCAACGGTGCAGCCTACAATGGTTTTGTATGTTGGTCAGGATCTACGTGTTATGGCATTGTCTTTAATATTGTTGACAATATTATATACAGCCGAAACGGTTTTACACAAAATCCTCCTACGGTATTAACCGACCAGCAATGGATTGATACGATTGTAAATAACGGTTTGGCATTTCGTATGGATGCCAATATGACTCCGTTGAATATTACAGACTTTAAAGCCACTGTTAACAACGCCCGAGTACAAAAACTCCCCGTTGGAGGAATAATTCCGTTCTACAGCGTTGGAGGCGATCAAAAACCTACGAGCGAAGCCTTGATCGGCATACTGCAAAAGGTAAGTGCTGGACAAATTAACTATTTTGCGCAAGACGTAGGTAGTAATAATTTTTATTTAGGAAACGCCATAACGACTTTGATTAAATGGACACAAATTGGTGCTGGCGGTTCAGGAATAGATGTCATAGCCATTGAAGGTGGCGAACAAATAGGCAAGCAAATTGTCGCTGCTGATTGGGGCGACAACCCTGTTGGTAAGATGAAGGGAATTGTTGTTACAAATCCAACCGGCTTAATTGAGGCGTATTTCCCCCTGTTTAAAGAAAGTGCAAATGGAATAAAATTTTTCTACGGATTTGTACAATGCGTAGATAATAACGACACATTATACTCAGCAACAATGTATCCATGTGCGGATGATGGTACGTTGATTAGCGAAGGTCCGACGTATGTAATGATCACTATTGGAACCGATGGCAACGCTATTGACTACTACGAATATCCTTCCGTTATTCTCTCGCCGATTCCGGGATACAAAGAGTTGGTGAGTGAATGGTCGTTAATTACAGGCACTGGGACTGGATCCATGGTTACTATAAACTTCAACAGAGAAGTTCCCCGCAATGCGAAAATAATATTATGTGGATCAATACGGCAAACTGGCGATCCTACTTCAGACGCGTTTTATAATATACCGCTTACTGTTCCTAACATTGATCCTAACACTGGACGCGGAATTTTAGTAGAAGTAAGTTCGGCGTATTTAGCTTCAACGATGGATAATAAAACTGTTGGAACCATTAGGCTCATGGTAACGAGTCCTAAGATGGGTAAAACTGGCATTAGTGGTTTAAACATCACGGTTCAAAGCAAAAATATAAACGGAGCTTCTTCAAGTTATATGTTTTTGAAACTGTACTCTAACTATTAATTAATCCCCCTCATGATGAGGGGGATTAATTTATTCATTACAATATATACTCAATGTTGCGTAATACATATCAGTAGTAAAAATATTCTTAGTCTGTAAAACAATATTAAAAGCACTAATACCATCTGACGATAGATCAACGCTTGTTACTAAAATACGCACGGAAATGTTGCCGCCAGTTGAATTAAAAAAAATTACTCGATATATCTATTAACGCTCCTTTCCCATTACTAACACTTACAACAAGTATAATGTTGGTAACAATAACGCCGTAAACATGTTTAAGGACGATAGATTCAATTTTTGGTGTCCTATTGGACGCATTGAAAAAGCTACGAACGAAGCAGGAGAACCTGTTATGCGTATTGGCGGTATCGCTTCAACTATGGATCGTGACGCTGATGGTGAGTATCTGGATCCTTCTGGTTTTGATGTTGAGCCGCTGAAGAATTCGGGCATGGTTAATTGGCATCACCAAGCCAAGAACTCTCCAGCTGCTATTATTGGCGAGCCGTCAAAGGTCGAACTCCGCCCCGAGGGGCTTTGGATTGAAAGCGATTTGTATGCTTCATCGCCTATGGCCAATGAAGTTTATGAACTTGCTAAAACCCTTGAGGAAGACAGTAAAACGCGTCGTCTTGGGTATTCCATCGAAGGAAAGGTTCTGAAGCGCGGTTCTAACGACAAGAAATCACCCCTTTACAACAAGATAGTTAAGGCTGTAATAACAGGTGTTGCAGTAACACATATGCCTAAGAATCCGCATACGTTTGTAAATATTATAAAGGGGGAGATTGACGCTGACGGAATAAAGGTGGATTTGGAGGAAGAAGAGGATAATGCCGAAGAGCGCGGTGGCAAAACCGAAAAAAAGGCTGTGAGTACAGAATCCGGTGCGGCGTTAATGCCGGAATCAGTCGATGGTCAGCCGAAAAAAACGTTTTCCAAATCTTCCGTCATGGAAGCTATCTTCCGCGATATTCCAAATATTACAATACCGAACGCACATGAAGTGTACACACTAATTAAAAATATATCGGTTATGAACAAACGCAAATCCATCACTTCCGAGGACATCGAGAAGGCATATGCCGCTTTGGGGCTTGTGTCCGAAGGCAACGCTTCTGATGCCGAAGACGTGCAGAAAGGTGATGACGCCGACGGTCAGATGGGCAAGGAAGACGAAACCCATGATGACGAGCCGCGTCACAACGCTGCCAACATGCGTAATGCTAAGGCCGGCAAGAAGGAGGAGTCTGAAGAGGAAACTGAAGATGACGACGAAGGCTTTGAGCAGTGCGACAAGAACGGCGCCAAGATGAAAAAGGGTGACAATACCGACCTCCTGAAAGCTATTCAGGGTGTTGGTAACGACTTCAAGTCGTACATCAAAGCTACGGCCGTCTTGGTGAACGATCTTCGCCAGAAACGCTCTGAGGACGCTAAGCGTATTGCTGAACTGGAGGGCGTCATCAAAGGCCAAACCGAGGTCATTGAGGGCTTCGCTACCAAACTGGAACGCTACGGCAGCGAGGTGCCGCGTCCGAAATCGCTGCGCTCGGCTACGGTCATCGACCGTGCGTTTGCTAAGGGCGCCGACAAGGGTGACATCGAAAAGGGTGGTGACACCACTCGTATCTCGTTCCGCGAGAATCCCCGCGCCGTTGCTGCATTGCTCGATCAGGCGTCGTTCGCTAAAGGCTACGACAAGGAGTACGGCGATGCGCTTTTGGCGTTTGAGGCACGCCCCGCTGACGGACTTCCCAAAAATATCATCGCCCGTCTCAAGGCTGAGACCGGGTACGAGGTAGTAGAGTAAACACCCAAACAATTTCCATAACATAATCAATTCCGAATCATGGACAGACTTTCTATCAATCTTGCCGACTATGGCATCCAAGCACGTGGTGCCCAGTACGGCTCGTCCAGCCAGGAAGAGGTCGCTATGCTGAACAAAGCCCTCGAAGCAACCGACATCACGGGTCGTCAAACGACGAACTTGACCGATGCTTCGGGTGCTCCGCTGAAGGTGGAGTCGCTGGAGCGTACTCTGAAACACCTGACGTTCCGCGAGAGCGACATCGTTCTCTGGAAGAACCTGCCGAAAAAGGCCGCCTACAACACCGTTGAGGAGTACAACCAGCTGGCATCGTATGGTGCTGACCGCGGTGGCTTCACCAACGAGGGCGAACTCCCCGACGAGGAAGACTCGATTTACATCCGCCGGGCTCAGCTGGTGAAATACCTCGGCGTAACCAAGTCCGTGACGCACCAGATGACCCTCGTCAACACGATGGTGGGCAACATCATGGAGCGTACCATCAAGGACGGTACGCTGTGGATTCTCCGCAAGCTGAACAAGTCGCTGTACTACGGCAACTCGGACATCATCCCGCAGGAGTTCAACGGTCTGCTGGCTCAGCAGCTGCAGTCGGACGCATGGAGCGGTCTGGACGCTTACCTCAACTCCGAGAACGTGATCGACCTTCGCGGTCGTGGCCTGACCGAGGATCCCATCGAGAGCGCTGCCAACTCGATCGTCGAGAACTACGGTCTCGGAACCGAGCTGTACGCTCCCCCCGCCGTTCTGTCGGACTTCGTCAAGACGTTCTACGGCAACAAGTTCATCCAGCCTAACACCGCCCAGACCAGCGCCGGTATCATGGGCCAGCGCGTTCAGGCATTCGACTCGCAGTTCGGCCGAATCGGCCTCAACTACGATGTCTTCTTCAAGAAGGCGCCGTTCAAGATGGCTGGTGCTCAGTCCACGCATCCCAAGTCGCCTGCTGCTCCCGCGTGGGATACCAGCACTCCGACTGCAGTTGTGTCCGACGTGACGACCTCGAAGTTCAATTCGGAGGATGCTGGCAACTACGTTTACGCAGTTGCTGCCATCAACCGCCACGGTGAGTCGTCGCTGGTGGTTAACGAGACCCCGGTTGCCGTTACGGCAGGATCGGCTGTCGATCTCAAGTTCTCGATCGTGGACAATGCGCACCCGGCTACGGGCTATCGCATTTACCGCACGAAGAAAGGCGGTACCAAGGACAGCAAGTTCTACCCGATCTTCGACATTTCGGTGGCCGAGCTGAAACTTGGCTATGCAGGCGCTGCCGGCGATCTGTGCCGTGACAACAACTACTTCCTGCCCGACTGCGACCAGGCGTTCCTGGTACAGTTCGACAACGAGGTCATCGAGTTCGCTCAGCTGGCTCCGCTGATGAAGATGGACCTGGCGATTCTGTCGCCCGCATACCGCTTCATGGTGCTGCTGTACGGTACGCCGTTCCTGTACGCACCGAAGAAGATGGTTCGTATCATCAACATCGGTCGCGCTTCTAACTAACGCAACAATCGTTCAACCGAGAAACAGGGGTGGGGGTAGCCCCGCTCCTGTTTTTCATTAAATCGTAAACCATGAAACTGAAAACCAGTAACGCGTCCCTGTACGGTTCGCGTCTTACCGTTCCTGTTGACGGTACTATTCAAATCGACCACAATGGCGAAATCAACGTATCTGAAGCCTGCGCCCGTCATCTGCTGACGCTCCCTGAATGGGCGGTCGTTGGTAAAGCTGCAAAGGAAGAGGAGGCTCCGGCCGCTGAACCAGCCGAGGACCAGGACAAGGCCATCATCGACCAGATTCGCGCCATGTCGCTCGAAGAGATGCTCGAGACTGCCGCCGAGGCTGAGTACCCCGAGGACGAGTACAAGAAGTTCAAGAAGAACGCCAAATTGATGGCAGCCTACCTGGTGAAGAAATACAAGGCCGCTGTCACCGCCGAGGAGTAGTTTCCTCGTCTTACCGTTACGACTCGCAAAACAGACCAAAATGACTCTTCAATTAGACATCCTCTATAACAAGAATGAGGGCCTCGTGATAAGCCCTTCGGAGCTGACCGAAAACTATCTTTTCGGCATTCCGATGTGCTCACCCGACGGTCAGCGGGTTTCAGAGTCTTCCATCAAGACCCAGATCAAGGTAGCCCAAGCTCGCGTTGAACACCTCCTTTCTATCAAACTCAAGAAGCAGGTTATTGAGGAGAGTCGCGACTACATTCGCGAAGAGTGGAACAATTGGGGTTTCGTCCGTGCGATGTACCCCGTGGTCTGTATTCATTCGTTGTGCGGTTTCATCAACTCTGTAATGCAGACCCGCTACCCTGCGGAGTGGTTATCTATCAAGAAGATCGCTTCGGTGGCCGTGTATCGTAATATTTCGCTGATTCCTAATTCGGGCAGCGGAAAAGGCGCCATTATGACGCAAAATTCGTACGTTTACAACGGTATCGCTCCGAACTTAGGGTGGTTTGGTCAAAAGTACATTCCCAACTATTGGCGGTTGAAATACGTCACCGGATGGGACCAGATACCTGCCGATCTGCTGGATTTTATATCCAAGTTGGCGTCGTTAAACGTTCTTGCAGTGCTGGGTGATGTACTATACGGCGTGGGCATGTCGTCAGTGAGTATTTCGCTTGATGGGGTGTCACAAAACACGCCGTTGACACGTTCGGCGCAGGGCGGCCTTTTCGGCGGCCGCATCAAACAATACCTCGACGAACTGAACCAACAATTGCCGAACTTGAAGAACCAATACCGCGGTATAGCTTTTGAAGTCCTGTAATGGCTAAGAAACAACCCATATTGAGCGCCTCGCTCATCGATACCCCACCCGTGAGCCTGACCCCCGCGCAACCGGGGCGTCCGGCCGTAGGATGGGATGTCGGACGTTTCGAGCGTCTTATCTACGATCAGGGGTATGACGCCTACATTGACCGCGCTATGCGTTGTCCGTGCGTTGACAAGACCAGCGGACAGGCATCGTCAACGTGTCAAAACTGCTACGGGCGCGGATGGTTCTTCGTCAATCGCCGCGAGACACGTCTTATTGCCCAGACCATGGGTAATCGCCGTAAGTATGAAGAATGGAGCGAACTCAACATCGGCACAGCCGCCATTACCGCTCGCGCCGTGGACCGTATGGGATTTATGGACCGCGTCGTACTGTTGGACCTGGAGGGATATTTCTCTGAGATATTACGGCCGACAATCTATCGTAATGAACTGTTTGCCTATCCGGTGTACGAACCGCTGGAGGTGACGGATATCTTCCTCCACGTAGCCGACGGCGAACCGTTACGGCCGCTTACCACAGCCGAGTTCCGTTTGGATAAGAACAGGGTCGTTTTCAACAAGGATTTAATCGGCATGGTAGAAAGTAACGACCCTAACGCTAAAGTCGGTAATTTGACCGTTTCCATTCGTTACAAGCACTATCCTGTGTATCATATAATCGACGTTGATCGTGAACTTATGCAAGTGCGTGAGGGAAAACCTTGTGCCACGCGTCGTGAAGCGTTGACGGCGATGCCTGTAAAGGTGGTTGGCCGCAAGGCCGAGTATGTGTTCCCGCCCATGCGCTACGGTGATGTTCCGTACGATAACACCGTGAAATAATGGCACGGCCCATCAACATAGACGTTAGCGGTTTAGGCGCTCAGTTTAGCCTCACGCAGGCTCAGATAGACGATCTAACTGAACTCTGTGTTCAAGCCGTAACGGCTGCTGTGTATGCCAACTGGCAAGCGTTGGCCAAGCAGGGTCTGAACTCCACCCGCCCCGAGTACCTCCAAAATCTTAACATTATCGACCGCGGCCGTTTCGCCAAGTCGATTGTCCTTACAGGGGAATTACCTGTGATGTTGGAGGCCGGAGCAACCCCTTTCGACCAGAAGGAGTATTTCCAGCGGTCATCGCGAGTCCGCCACACTGTGCCTGTATTGCGTAAGGACGGCACGGTACTACGTCCTGGCGGCGATTGGTATTTGACCATTCCGTTCCGTCATGGCACGCCAGGCACAGTAGGTCAAGCAGGCTTTTCTGACGAAATGCCTCAAGAGGTTTACGACGTGGTCCGCACGTTTGTAACCGGGCAGCGGCTACGTGCCTCGCAGATTCCTACGCCGTATAATATCCCCACCGAGCGCCGGGCCATAGCCGCAACCGATCGTTCGCCTGCCTACGCGGCCTATTTGCGTAAGCACTCCATCTACGAGGGGATTACCAAGCAAACGGGCGTTTATGCGCGTACAACTCAGAATATGTATGTTTCGTTCCGGCGCGCTTCGAAGAACAGTGATCCGCTCAGCTGGATATTCCCGGGACTGGTAGCACGGCGGTTCTCCGACAAGGCCATTGACCAAACGGATGTCGAAACCATAGTACACAACGAATCGGTAAACTTTTTGGAGAACTTATGAAAGTAGATGCACTGATACTCCCTGAGGTGATTATAGCCCGTGTGTTGACGGCCATTGTAAAGATGATACGCGATGACATCGCGTTGGCTACACCGCAAGAAGTCCGAAACACCATCCTCTTCCAACTGCTTGGTGAGAACGAAGACGGCCAACCTATCCACATGAACGCCTACAACTATTTCCGTCAGGCGGTGAAAATATTCTCTAACCCAGCGAATTTGGAGGTCCATTTGGGATACAACGCCCAGGTCACGACCGCCTTGGCCGTCCATATTATTTTACCCGGTGAACAAGCCGCTGACGCCCCTCTGGGCGAGGGGCAGGAGTGGAACGCTGAAGCCAACCAATTTATGTACACACAGTGGATGGATGCGCAGTACCAAGTTCTCATAACGTCGGATAATGCTTCTGAGGCCATGATAGCTTACAACGTACTCAAAGCCATGTTGCTGATGTACGCCCCGAATCTTGACTTGGTCGGGTTACGTATTCCGCGGATATCAGGCGGCGACATCATTCTCCAGCAAGATATTATTCCGCCAACTGTATTTCATAAGGCTCTCACGCTGGCGTTCAAATACGAGGTCACGGTTCCAACAAGATTACGCTCCCAAGTCGTAAAGGCCATCAGCTACAATTATAACATTTGCGATCCGTTTAATGGCGAAGCGATAACCCCAGACGGCAGTAAAACCAAATAAAACCAAATTTTCTAAACATATAACATTATGAGTACTGTGGTAACGATGAATGGCAAAACCTACGTTGAGCCGGGTTCGTACGCGATCACTGTCTATCAGCCTACTTCGGTAGTCAACGTGGCCTCGTTCGGTCGCGTCATGATTATCGACACGGGTCTTTCTCAGGAGAAGGCAGGCGACGCGACGTACGAGTTCGCTGGTGGTGCAGGTATTGCCGGCGTTGACGCTTCTGGGCGCAAGGCCATTTACGCTTTTGAGAATTTCGAAGACTTCTCAGACTTCATGGGCGGCGGCATGATTACCGATTTGGCGCAAAAACTGTTTACGCCTATCGACGGTTCGCTGGGTACGCCGCGCCTGTACTACACCCGCGCTGCTGCTACTGCTCCAGCAAAACTCACTATCGGCAGCGGCAACAACAGTATCGTCCTTACGTGCTTGAATGAGGGTGTTGTTGGTAACGGTATCGCCGATGGTGACATGAGTGAATTGTCGAACGGAACGCTGGAGAATCTGAAGGTCGGTTATGCTTTAGCCATTAAGGCAGGTGTTGACGATACGTCGAAATTTATTGCTACGATTTATCGCGGTAACTATCGCGGTACGGACGCTGCAGGTGAACCGTATGGCACTTATACATTTGCACAGGCTTATGGTGAGATAGTAGCCCAGTCGGGTGAGATTGGCACCTACGACGAACTCTACAACTGGCTCATCACTTCGTCGATGGTTATGGCTAATTTCCGTCCTACTAAGGGTTCGACGTTTGTAGGTACTACGGCTATCGAGGCTATGAAACCGACGGCGTTTGCTGGTGGTACGACCTCTTATCAGGGCTCTAAGGGTGAGAACGAGTACTACCCCGACGTGTTGGAGGCTATCCGCGAACTGGAGGTTACGTTCTTCCTGTGTACGGACTACGGCGTGGTGAACGGAACCAAGGCTTCTTCGAACGGTAAACTGTTCACGTTCCTGAAGAACGACGCCAAGTTTGACGAGTTTATGTTCGTGGCTGGCGGCGAGGGTAAGACCGATCTGCTCACTACCAATACCGTTACGCAGACTTCGCAGGCGCTGGCCGTTCACTACAACGACGAAAAGGTAATAATCGTCCACGGTTCGCCGACGGTGGCCCGTAAGGACGGTAACGGAACCAAGAACCTGCCGTCGATTTACCTGGCCGCTGCTATCATGGGTCTGAATGCTGGTATGGCTGCCCAGACGCCCGTTACATTCAAGCGCGTGGGATACGACGCCTACGCCTACGACCTTACGTTCAGCGAGCGTGTTAAGGCGCTTCAGGCAGGTATTATGCACGTTCGCGAAGTTTCGGGTTATTATCGCGTCAATCAAGGTATTACGTCGTTGCAAAACAACAAGCAGACTATTGCCGAAGACGGTCAAACGTTTGAGTTGTCGATTGCTCTCATCAAGGCTCAACTCAACAAGGAGCTGATTCTCGACGGCCAGACGCGCTTCACTGGCAATACGGCAGCACAGGCTTCACCTAATACCGTGAAGGACTTCACCGAAACCAAACTGACGTCGCTCGTGGCTAAGGTTGGTGACGACAACCTGATTATCTCGTGGAAGAACGTAAATGTTTCGGCTAAGAACGGCGATTACAAGGTCACATATGACTTCGTTCCGAACGTTCCGGTTAACAAGACGTTCTTCGTCGGAAACATGCTCGATTATGTGTTCAACTCGTAATTAAAGAAAGGAGCGATATATGTCGAATAAAAGAGTCATGACTGCGCCGCTTGCCATCATCCGCATCAACAGCGTCGCCGTCGGTAAGATGAAGAACGTTCGCGTGACGGAAAGTATCCGCCGTGGGCGTGTTGTAGGCCTTGGCAGCCTTACCCCCAGTGAGGTTCCGGCCGTGGAGTGGAGCGGATCGCTGAGTTGCAGTTCGTACTCCATTAACTTCAATCGTCTGGCCAACGTATCGAAGAAAGGTACTTTCCGCCAGACTACCAGTATCGAGGAATGGGCCAACGCCATTCTGCTTCAGGAGGAGGGCCTTGAATTTGCTATTCAGCGTAAGGTGAAGGACGGGGAAATCGACCCCGAAACGGGGCTCGTGAAGGCTACCTATGAAACGTTCGCCCTGGTAAAGGGAGCGTTCGCTACGCGCGAGGGCTTCGACATCCAGGAAGGGCAAATCTCTGGTCGCGATACCGAGTTTGAGTATATCAACCCTATCCTCTTTGACGGCGTAAGCGAGTAAAGCCGCGTTGTGTATCAACACCAAGTATAAAGAGAGTGCTACGAAAGACCCGTGGCGCTCTCTTTATTGTTAAACAAAATAGTCCTAAAAAAATGGAAGATTACAAGAAACAACTCTCCGAGATGAAAGTGGTAGAGTTCCGGGGTGCAAAACTCAACGTCAAGTTCCCGAACGTCGGCGAGATGATCGACATCGAAAACCTCAAAACTGCGTACTCTGGCGGCCGTTATGGCGTTATGCTGGCCAGCGGCGTGAAGAGTATGATTTATGCCGTGGATGTTATCGACGCCATGGCATTTATCGAAATTAAACTCAAGGCCGTCCGCAATATGCTGAACATCCCTGAGAGCCAGTCGATGATGAGCGTTGATTCGGCGCTGGCGTCGGAACTCACGGCGTGGTACAAGCAGCAGATTGCTCC